ATGAAATATCTCTGGGCAAACCCGCATCCGTAATCTTCCGAATGGTAGGTTTTTTCGCTCTCCTCCAGACACTCTTTTTTCTGCCTCCATTAAAAGTATCTGTTCTTTCTCAGCATTGCGTAGCTCAGTGCGGTGGATGTCAGCAAAAATATCCCAAACCTCCTTAGTGAGATTTTCTTTGCCAACTTTTATTTCCTCCGCACCGAGCATAACAATACTACTATGACTAACCCAAGAAATTAGGAGAGTGTGTACTTACCGTGATCAAGACCACCAGAGTAAGATTTCAAACTGAAAACAGATTCAATGATTGAACGAGAACCTCCACCCAAGTCTGGCAATTCACGAACTGAAGTTTCTTCTGCAAAGCAAGCCTCAAGTTGTGGCATATTCAGAATGAATAATGTGTTTTGTCCAACACTGGCATCGTAGTCACCATTAGAGTCTCTGGCACATTGCTCGAGGAAACTGGAGAGGTTCAAGGTTATTGTCCCAAAATCACTGTCGATGATATCAACGCTAGCACTCAAGCGACCTTCATCAGTGTCACGATTTGACATGACAATATTGTTAGTGCGAGGAGTGAACAGAGTGAAGTTGCTAATTGTCTTCTTCATCGATGTTCCGCAAAGACCGTAAAAAGTCTTATCCGATTCACCAGTTTGCTCATAGATTGACTGGAGAACATCACGCAAATCCTCTTCCTTCGCAGTGGTAGTAGTGGAACTTTTGATTGATCCAGTTGGTGTCAAGAAATCAGTCGGTACTGGCAAAGTGCCTTGTGCCGTGTCTGAAATCCATTTCCCTAAACCACGAGTTTGATAAGGACTTGCAGGATTACCTCCGCTTGCTCCTGCCTCTTGTGCAGTCTCTTGAGAAGAGCACAGAGTACTTTCTATATCCCTTTTGTGTGCGACCAAAGCCAAGGCAATTGAAGAAGCTTTTTCCTTTTTGTAACCGACTCCCGCGACATCCGAAACCATGTTTGCCAAGCGAGAAACTTTTGGCACTCTGCGAGTGTACTGAAGATAAACAGAACATTTCACACGATCATCATATCCTTCAAAATCACTTGAAGTGATGTCTTCACCATCTATGGGAAGTTTATCAGAAATTCCTGCCGTGTAAGTTGCTTGCTGAACAAGGTTTGCCTTGTGTTTATTTAAACCCCATTCAACGAAAGTGTTTTTGGGTGCTGATCCCTTTTTTACTTGGGACATAAAAGGACACGCCTTTTTGTCAACCAAAGTTAATAAATCGCTTAATGATTCCCTTTTAAGGGACTGATCTCGTTCTACTATTCCTGCCATAATTTTTTCCTCCTAGAATTTTTTTTAAAGTAACTGTTCAATATAACTTGAAGCATCTTCAACTGACCCAGACATTGCCTTTTTAAACAGTGTTTTACGGTCATCTTTCTTTCCCTTTACCACGCTTGGTTTAGCACGGTTTGGGGTTGATGGAAGTTTAGGAGCATTAGTAGAAGTGACTTTTTGATTGCGTTGCTGAATAGCTTTATAACCCTCAACGGCATATGCCATTGTGACCATGCCAAATGGATCTTTTTTTACATATTCATTTGCTTGAGGGTTGCTCGCTAAAATTTTTCTTAGCTCAACATTTTCTGGACTCGATTGATTACCTAACCACTTAAAAGTATTAAGTGCTTGTTGATTATTTTGTCGTTGGAGTTGTAACCGTTGTTTAGCTAAAGGGATATTTTTTCTTAGATCACGATCAGTTTTTGCCATTAATTTTCTGGCTTGATCGTATTCTACCTCATGCTCATTTCCAGACTGGTCTTCATAGTCTCCCCCATCTGGGTTCTCTAATAACCATTCGCGTAAATGTTCCGCATCAAGTTCCCTTTGTTGTAGTTCCTCTGCCGATTGAATTTCTTCTAGCTCAGAGTTTTCAACTTTTACTTTCTTTAGCGTTTTGATTTCCTCTTCCAACAAAAGTTTCTCAGCTTCCGCTTGATTCTTTGCTTCGATGAGTTTTCCAATTCGCTTTTTTACTCCAACAGAGTCCTCTGAAACTGGTTCTTCAATCTTGTTATCAATTGGTTCGTCAGTTTCAGTTTCATCCTCCGAATACTCAGCGGATTCCTCTGTCTCTTCTTCCGATTCTTCCTCAACCTCTTCAGTTGATTTGCTTTCAAATAACGATGTGTCGATGTCACTCGCTTCAACAATGTCTGCTAAAGAAATGATATCTGGATTTTCTTCTGCGTTTTTTTCGAGAGGTGCGACCTCTTCTGATTGATCTGCCATTTTAATTCGTTGACGGTGGAATATTTACTCTTGCATTTCGGCAAGGACGATATCCCACCAATCACACTTTAAATAAATAGGATCAACCGATCCGTTGGAGTTGCGGTCACTTGGGGTCTTTGAACCTATACCAGACTTGGCGATAGCATTGATGTTGGACATCACTCCACTCACTTCCAGTAAAAGCCTCAAGCTTGTCCTCATTAAGAGACTTCTTAATTAGTCGGTAGCCCTTACTCTGAGCTACTCCCATATTCTTCATAAATTCACGAGAAGTAAACCAACCATCTCCCTTTGGATACACACCTTGTAAATCCTTAATGTCTGAAAACCTTTCTGCCCAATTTACCCTTTGTGCCATAAAAACCTCCCATCAAATCTGCGAACTGGAAATATTGCCCAACTCTTATTACTATAATAACCGTAAACCCACCCTGCCTCGTGTGCTAACCGATTGACCTTCGCACGATTCCAGTCCATTGCCGTAGTTGCTAGGCATCCTGCTGACACTCCAGTGCAACCTCCAAATTTTGGAACTGATGCAAATTGCATGGAGTGAATATGCCCATGAACTACTGCACCTCCCTGCTTCCCAAAAGTTTCAGCGTGTCTTTTGGTTGCCGTTACACCGTGATAAAAACCGTGAACGAAATTTATTTTACCCAAACTTAACACACCCTTATCGACATCATATGGGTACATTTTGCACTTCAGTGATCGACAGGTTTTTTCAATATCTTTGATACCCATTTTTGCAGTATCACGAATCAAGCCAATGGAATGTTTGTGTGCCGTTTGCCATAGTCTATCGTCATGGTTTCCGAGCAAGAAATGGTGTGGCTTCCATTCTTTCAAAAAATCCATTCCCGCTTGCACATCTGCCTCCATCGATGCGTTCCGTTCTGCGGGATCAGCATTTCTCATTAGTGGTGAAAAATCAAAAAGGTCTCCACCAAATATCCTTACATCTGGATTAAATTCTTTTGTAAATTTTAATAATTCTGCCGTTGCTTCATAATCTTGTTTGTCCCCATGTAAGTCCGAGCAAAATATAAATGATTTCATTATTCATCCTCTAGTTCAATTACTGACAAATTAGCGATTAACTCAAATTTCAAAGTGTCCAAAACTCCGCAGACTTGACGAACCGTAAAGCCTTTTTCAATTTGCTCTTCGCATTTTTGGTTTAAGAGTTCTTGGAACTCGTCCTCCCAGTCTTCCATTATTTCAGATCGAAGTTTTTATATTCTTCAATTTTTGATTTTAAAGTGCTAATGGCATCAACTCGACCAGATGCGTGAGCAAGCTCAGTTGGACTTAGCTTAGAGTCACTAACATCAGAAACCGCACTCAATAAATGTGAATCAATTAGAGTATCAAATGCTTGCCAAATTTTATCAGAACCAAATCCTTTAAAAACTTTTGCGACCTCCTCGTGTCCCATTGGTTGAGGATATTTTACTAACTTAACTTCGCGTTTAAACAGTCTAGTAAGCATTTTGATTTCCCCCCATTACTGGTTTTACTCCTACTCTTCCAATCTGTGCATTCTCCTGCTGAGAAATTCCAAACTGTAAGTATTTCATCCGATTATCTGCCAACTGTTTGACCAGTGGTTTCTCTGCCATTTTTTCCTGCAATTCTTGTGAAGTTTGGAATATTTGTTGTGCCACTTGTGATCGCAGTTCAAAATTCACACCTTCCTTTGGTGGTGGTTCAATTTCGTTCATTATTCTCACCCATGACAATTGCTCGTCCTCAATTTCTTTTTGTGAGGCACTTTGCTTATCCATGACCACTTGTTTCGCAAGCATTGGATCAATTGATTCTGCAATGATTTCAAGTAGCTTGGAACGGTCTAATGCACCAGTCACATCGAACTGGGTAAGCTTAGTTACCGCATCTAATTTTTTCTCCATGAACTCTTGATTAAGCACATCAACTGAGAACCTTAACGAGAGGTCATATCGTCCTGCAATGTCATCCTGCTGAACCGCAATTTCCTCAACTGCACCACCAGTTAATCGTGCTACAAATTCTGGAGGCAGATACTGTTGGCAAAGACTCAAAGCTTGCGATAAAGCCTCTCTCCAAGAGTCCAACCAACGGTTCACCATGTACTGTTGGTAAAGTTGTTTTGCTTCTGGTTTTTCTGGATTTCCGAAATACCTTTCAGCATCTAAAACTGTAGCATTTTCTGCCTCAATGCTCCCTTGAGATGGCACTGGTGGATTTAGCCACTGAATATCATCTGGGCGGGTAATTGTCATTTGTGAGGCAGGAGCAACTAATAAATTTAATCCACCTCTCCTAGCATTAACTAGTAGTGGAGGTATGACACTAATTTGACTTGCATCCAGTCTTAAATCTCGTTGCACCTTTGTTTCATATTGATTGGTTGCAACAAGTTCTGGGATGCCTCGCGAATCAAAAATTGATCGAGATAATCTTTCACGAGAAAATAAAACAAATGGCATTTGGTTGTGACCATATTCTAACATCTGGTGCTTTCCATATTTGTCCTGCACATGAGAAGAAAAAGCAGTACACCAAATTGCGGGGACATTTGTATCTTCGTCATAGTGCCTTTGGTATGCGTAGAAAATTTCATACAGACCATCAAAGTCACCTTCAACTCCCTTACCTAAAACATTAACTCCCACTTGTATTGGATTCCTAAAATCGTATTCCGCAACTCCAGAAACACCCTCCGCTTTTTCTAGTACTGCCTCAACGAAATCCTCATTAAATCCCTCAGTAATAATTTTCTCACGAAGTTCAGTTTCACTCAACCACTCTCTTCGCATGATAACACGAGCACGATCAAGTTCTGTGCAATTCGCATCAACAAAAATATCATCGTATAACTTATGTGCTACAAATCTTGGGCGATTTTCATGTTGAGTTGGAGATGGTAATTTTGTTTCTCCAGTTTCTCGAAATTCTTTTAATCCCTTTTTTAAAACTTTTTCTTTTACTCCAGTAAACACTTGGCTCAATAAAGCAATGCCCTGTTCTTCCATGTCTGGGTCTTGCAAAACTTGGATTATTTCCTGCACCGCAGTTTCATCTCCACCCATTTCCTGCACCATCATTATGACATCTTGAACAGAAAATCTTTTCATTCGCATGACAACTTCCTGTTGCCAATAAACTCCCAAAATTCCAATTGCGGGTGAACCAGAAAAAACTTCCTGTGCTAAAAGTTCAACCTCCCTGCGGAGTTCTGGTAGCATTCTTTGTTCTAAAAAATAAGACAGTGCATCTCGCCAATACGAAGCTTTTTTGTTATCACTAGTCTCCACTCCAGTAACATTCATATTGGATCGAAAAAAGGCTTCCGTAACCATATGAATATGCTCATTGATCAGACGGTCTGCTAATCTAATTTGAGTATCGGAGGCATTCTCCCAAGGTGTAGGACGATGCCCTAAATGCTCTTCGTGCTTCCTGCCATCATCACTTTGACCGTCCCATCGACAATACCGCACATCATCAAAGTCATCTCTCCTGCGGGAATTTCTACCCGCATCTTCCAGAATATCGGTAAGCTCAGATTGCAATAAATCTAAATCTGGCTCATTCGACATACGATTTTTATCTTTATCGTATGTATTCACGATGTGACAACCTGCCCTTCCAGAATCTTTTCTATATCCTTACGAACAAAAAATGCTCTAGCACCTTTGCGTAAATAGCGAGGTATTAAAACCCCCTCCTTGACCCATGCAGTCATTTCGTGATCGGCTAAACCCAACCACTCCATGACCTCTCCTCGCCTCAATAAGGCTTTCTTTGATGTATCTCCTGCCATTCCCCTACGCGAGTAGGAGAAGAGAAGATGGTCAAATTATTTCTGCGATTTAGCCTTGACAACCATCATGTCAATAGTTCTGCCTACCCCTTCTGGTTGGGATAATAACCAGTGCTTGGTCTCTTGTGCAATCGTTGTGGTGAGTTGAGTTCTTTTAAACTCCTCTGGCATTTTTGGTCTACCAGATTGATTGCTTCGCTTTCCACCCCACCTGCCTTCATCCTTTAAATTATCTTTTTCGCTCATTGGAAATAATCTTGGTTTTAATTATTGGATTAGGCAAGCTACAAATCACTTTTGTATTAGAATTTATGTATATTAATTTTCCTTCCATTGCGTGATCGACTAGTGCATCTTCGGTTTGCTCGCCAGATGCCGATATGGGCAACCCTAGTATGTCCAGAAATCTACAAGCGACCTCTTCTATTAAATCATTTTTATTCATCGTTTAAACGACTCCTTGAGTAAGTCTGATTCTACTTTAAGTCGAATTATTAATTCAATTAAAGAATTAACTTCTGGTTTAACTTCTGGCTTGAGCTTTGCGTTAATTTCTTCCTCCGCTTGTCTGCGGTACTCGTTATAATTTTCTTCGTCTCTAGGACTGTGTTTTGTCTCTATCATAATAATTCTGAGCGAACACACCAGAGGAGAAAGATCACCTCTGATGCGAACGCAATTGCTAGGATTGTGTCTGGGTTCATATTAATTGATGGTTAGTTCTGTTGATCCGCATGACCAACATTGAAAGTGTTCGTGATCGATTTCATCGATAACTTTACGAGAGGCACGAACCTTAAATCCGCACTCACATTCGATTTTAATCTGACGAGTGGTTTGCTTTTTATGACCACTGGAAATGTCGATCTTCTTGTGTGGATAGTC